TACATTGACCTCAGCACTGTGGAAGCCCACTGAGCCGTCACGAGTGATACTGTAGATATCGTGGTCGGTTGTTGCACTAACGTGGTTAGTTCCAGTGGTCATCTTATCAGGGTCAGAAGTAAGACGGTCAAGCGACTCGAAGTCGTTTGCTGCTGGTGTATCAACATCAGTCAATAGCATTTGATTGATGTGGTCAGCATGGTGTTTACCCATTTCTTCTTTGAGGACCTGTCGCACATCGCCCAATCCGTCATCTTTGTCCGATAGGAACATAGCAACTTCGGATAGGTCGAAGGTGTGAGCCACTGTCTTAGGCTTTGCAGCCACATGTAGGAAGTCCGGTTTGGTGGTGTCCGGTAGAGTTGCATTCTCAGCAACACCGCCACCCTTCGTGAAAGAAGGCTTGGCGGTAATGATTCGCCATCCACTGCGCTCCCACGGTTTCTTAGGCATGATACTGAATGCGTTGAACTCTTGGTTCAACTGAGACCATACCTTTCGTCCGTAGATTGCTTGGTATGTTCCAGCGGTTGTGCTCATCAACGGAGAGTCAGCCTTGAGTATATCCCCACTGCTGTAGGTATATCCAGTCAAGGCGTTACCGCCGTAGTAGTATCTTTCCATGTCTTGAATTGTTCTTACGTAATCTCTTGCCATATTCACTCACCTCCACGTAGAGCGCGGTTCGCTAGGCGATGGACATCGTCCCACTCCATGCGAGCCAATTCACTCGTGTCGGGAACAGGAATTGTCTGAGCAGATGCCTCAGACTTAGCGAATGTTTCGCCACTACCACTGCTTAGGTTATCGATTCGCTCGCTGAGCGAAAGAACAGCCTTCTGTAGGTCAGCAAGAGGTTCGCGAGAATCAAAGTTCTGGCGAGCAGCCTCGTTTGCTTCTTCACTCATTTCCTTCTGGAGACGAGTCTCGAAGTAGTTACCGAGGTCAGTCTTGAAGTGTTGCTCTTTTGCAGCAGCCTTGTAGACTTCATATGCTTGCTCAATATCAGAAGAAGAAACAGACTCAGGAGAAACAAAGTCTGAACCCTTGATAACATTTTGATTGCCTTTTCCACCTGCACCGAAGTTAGGTTTCTTTGCGGTGGTTCCTTCACCAACAATACCAAGAGGAGGCTGTCCACGGTGGGATGCACCATCTTCGCCCGGTCCGTAGCCTTTTTCCACTTCATCAAAGTGGCTTCGTGCTGCACTTGGGTCGTATCCTGCGCTCTTTACAGTAGACTCTAACCACTGTAGGTAGTCAGTTGTAATTACATCGTCCATTTCGTTCTTAGCCATTTTATCATCGTCCTTTTTCTTGTCGTCTTCGTCCTCGTCTTCGGATTCAGCCTTTTCCTTATCTTCGGAATCTTTCTTATCCTCGTCTTTGGAGTCTTTCTTTTTGCCTTCCATGTGCTCACGGAGACCTTCGGGCATCTTGCCTTTATCCATGTCTTCGTAAGCCATTTTTTCGTTCTCGGCTTTCTCGACATCTTCCAATCGCTTGGAAAGACGTTCAAGAACGCTATTCAGTTCAGTCATCGGGTCAGTCATATTATCACCATTGTTGTTGCTTGTATCCTCTTTTAGGATTCGGAATTGGGCTTCTGGATTGATGCCCTTTTCGCAAATGGTAACTTCATGCAGTTCCATTCGTCGAATCTCCCGGTAATCACCACGAGAGGAATCATTTTTATTAACACGCTCAAAAGCCTGTCCACCTATAGAAAAAGAGCGTAAATTGCCCTTGCGAATCTCAGCAGCGACTTCACGAGCCTTCTCTATGTCGCCGCGTAACTTGATAACAACAAACATTCCTGTGTCGTCTACTTCGGACTTCCACATTCGTCCAGACGTATCAGTATATGTAGGAATTACTTCTCCAACTTGAATATTAGAATGAGCAAGTTGGACATTTCGGAAACCATCTGCTTTCATGAACTTACCAAAAGCATCTCTTAGAGCATCACGAGTAATGAGGTCGCCTTGTTTGTCGACCATTTCGACGCTGGCGTATCCTGCTACAACAAGGTCCTGACCCAATCCTTTGAGGAGAATGGGGTCATTCACCGGAGCAGACATCATCAGAGCCATCAGACTTCCCGAGGTTGTTTCATGGTATATCAATCCCGATTATTGCGCAGATTGATAGAAGCACCCTCAGAATCGCTCTCAATAACGGCTCTGTCTCCTCTTTCTGAGTTTATTGTAAGACTCTTGCTACCTCTTTTCTTTGGGTCTTCTCTAGGTTTTCTGCGCACAACAGGGTCATAGTCGGGAAGAGCGGTCTGGTCGATAAGTTCTGTGCCACCTGTGTTGAAGTTACCCGGAGTAGCATAGTCAATACCAAGTCCTTTTGGACCTGTAAAGGTAGTTTTCTCTTTGAGCATGTGCTCAATCATTTCCAATGCAGTTATTAGACCACGTTTGAAGAATTGGTCTTCATCGACTTTCTTTGGTTTCTTATTGTGGTTAGCAAGAGGCTCAACTTCAACATGGGCTTTCTCGTCATGTTTCTCTTCATCTTTTTTGCGCTCTTTTTCTGAGCGCAGAAGAATAGCAGCAGATGTTGCCCAATACGGTCTCTGAGAGTCTGCTAAGTTTTGCGCATAAGTATGAGGAGCATCAGGGTCATGCACCATCCACATTCCATCTACTTCGTCAGCCTTGTAAATTACATCCATTCCTAACCCAGTAAGGTTAACGATAACTTTTCCTTTCGATACACGAACACGATGAGGCGTATCAATTGGATTACCCGACATAATACCCATAGTTTCGACGCTATCTGTTGCTCCAGCCTCGCTATCTTTCTCATATTTGGCACCGTTTAGACGATAGAGGTCATGACCTTTTCGTTTGTTATGTGTAATACTATCAGATACAACGGTAATGTAGTCTCCTTCTTCGACATCTTTCACCTGAACTGTTCCTACATCCATGTAATGTTTATCATCATACTCAACTGAGCGATTACCAATGTCGTCTGCTACATCTTCATAGATAGGACCTACACCAACACGGGCTGTTCCTCCTGAAATAGACAACACGCGCACATCTAACCGCTTACCTGAACTTAGTAGAACCCACTTAGGGTGTCTATTTTCACCACGCATGTAAGTTGCATCTGCATCTCTGAGTAAAATCTGCTCTGCTTTTGGTTCAGCAAGTAAACCTTCAATTGATTCACCTAAACCAACATCATCAGTTCGACGAGTATTGATTGGAGCAGGAACAGATACGTTTTCATTTGACTCAAATGTCGCACGAAGGTGTCGAATACGGTCTTTTGTCGGCATATTTTCCATGTCTTCGTCTCCACACTCTACAATATCGACAATGTGGAGATGAGAGCCATCCCATACTCCATCTAAAGTGTATTCGTCTGCCTTGTTGAGTTCGCGCACACCCTCTTTTACACTATTTGGAAGTGAAAACTCATCACCATCAGCCCCTCTTGCCTCTATTTTCTTTTTGTCTTTCGTAACAATTACTCTTTCACCCTCAGGCCAGATAGATACTACCCAATCACCAGTAAATCCGCGCAAATGAATAAGGTCTTCAACATCGAAAATGCGATGCATGGCTTTGATAGGAAGAAACTCTCCTTTGTCTCGGTCCTCATTTTTGAGCAAAAGGTCATGGTCCGTCAAAACGTCGAACGAATACCTAAATGTCTCATTGAGGTCTTCCACACCTTGACCAGCAGGGGGGTTGGATGAAAGCATTGCGGAGGTTTGAGGCTCTACTAAAATATCCTCGTTTGATAATTCACCAAACTCCCGTCGTTGACTAATATTAGGCAAGAAACTACCATAAGCATGTTTGATTACGTTTCTTGGTAACATCATTTGCAATCTTCTATACCCATTCGGTGCTCTTTTAATTTCAGGTCTTTTAGTTCCATCACCGAAGTTAATATTCATTGGAATATCCACCATACGACCGAAACTTCTGCGGAGTTGAGGGCTATTAAAGATAGGAAGAGGTCTAAACGTATTACCATCGTTGTCTTTGTGTATGGGAAGAGAGGTATTACGATTGAGACGGATACTGCTCAACCCACTATCCGCACGCGACAGGTCTAAAGCGTTCATTCCTACCCTACTATGCATAAAATCGTGCATTTTTTCCGCTGCCTTTTGGTCAAACACGCGAACATTTACACCTCTGGTGCCTCTAGCAGTTCTATATCTTGGTAAATTAAGATTAGAATCTGGGAAAGCCATAGCATCTTTACGCATTGAGTCTAATAAATCAGGTAGAAATGTTTCTATTTGACGATATTCGTTTGATTGTCTACCTTTACCACCCGTAGGATGAGCCTCCATAAACTTCTCTTTGTCGGTAATTTCTGAAAATTTCTTCAAATATTTAAGAGCAGATTTGCGCGTATTCTCATCTTCTATCTGTTCTGCATAGTGTCGCATCAAATCAAGACCCGTTGATTTAGGATTCTTCGCTAATGCATCTCGTAAATTATTCAAAAGTCTCTGTTGTAAATCAACACCCATATCATCTACACGAGTAGTGGAGTTGAAGACAGGCGCTGTAGAGTGACTACGTATATCTTCAACTATTTCTTTATCCATACCCATTTTAGACAAGTGGTCTGCAAACTCTTCTCTTGCTTCTGGGGTCATTCTTCTTGCACCTTCTATACCCATTTCCAAAAGATGTGGTAGAATTGAGCGATAATTGTTGTAATAGAAGTCGTTTTTGTTACTTACATCTGGGTCATTCATCAATTGGTAAAGTAAACCTTTAGCGATTGGTATAC